CAGAAGCAATAAGCTCTGGAGCGTAGATGGCGGCCGTCACGAGGGCGGCATCCCTCAGTATGGGGCTTTGCGTAACCTGATTAACCACATTCCCAACTGCTTTCCCAGCATCGGAGATTGCATCAGATGCACCATTAACAATTTTACCTAGTACACCACCACTCATTTATAGCTCCCCATGTAAAACATAAGGATCAATTTGATTGAGTCCTGAGTGTTTCATCGTAATGTTTTTTAATCCTGCAAGCTGTGCAAGTCTCACATCTGTACCCTCATTTTGAGCATACATAAGAATGGATTTCATGCCTTTGCTTTTTAAGAATCTAGCCATCTTTCTTAAAGCATCAATGTACTTCTTGGGTGGGTCACCATTGATAATCGCCAAAAGAACATTCCTGTCTTTTTCTTTGCAAAAAAACAATACATTGTTGAATCTAATAGGCTTGAATCCTTGCCTGATTAAGTTCCCCATGGTTACAACCATGTCATCATGAGAAGCATCTATACCATTGGTTCTACGGTGAGCATGGGCAATCTCATGCACATCCTTCAACATATGTGCAGGATTTGTGTTGACTGGTTCGTCAGCAATATGGTCTGCCAAGGCATGGGCTAATAAATGTTCAATCATAATGATTCTGTTGGTGTTATTGACATGATTCCACACAAAGACTTTGCCCAATCATCCCATGTTGCAAAGCTCCTTTGATCAGGAACGCCAGATTGCACAAAATATCCAATTCCTTGCATACCATCTGCCCAAAGACGCCATTGATCTTCAGGTAGTGTACCCAGTTGGTTAGAGGCAAACAACTCTGCCATACGAGCACACCATTGGTCCCAAGTAAGCCCACGAGGGTCATAGACAACCATTATGGGTTCCCTGTTCCACGCTCGTCGCCAAGGTCAACACTCAATATGAGGTTACCCATCTCGTAGTTTCCACCAGTGACGTTGCTCTCAAATTTGAGTCTCATCTCACGACGTTGCTCTCTGAGGTCGATTTTAGACGTTGTTGGGTCAAACGGATACGCTTGAGATACCACATCTGTGCCGTCAGCATAGCTCTTACCAGTGACATACATATTCATGGGTCCAGTCTGATTGAAGTTAGGCTCAACACGCTCTAACCTTACCCACCTATTGACGCCAGAAGCAGACTTTTGACCAGCTCCACCATTGACCCAGCCAATACTGTTTGTCTCAATATAAGAATCGATGGCATCTACGTTATTCAGTAGGATGGCATCTGTACCAATCTCGTGTTGCCAAATGGTATAGCTCTGAGCCGATATTTCTCCACTATAGGTTTGTGAAATAGACACAGTATAGGTACCAGTACCACCTTTGCCAGTCCCAAAAGCCGTTATCACAGTTCCTATGGCTATTGAATTTGAAAAAGCTGAACCTGATATAACTTCACCAGCAAAAATTTGCCCTGAAATCATGGAAGTGACTGTCAAAGTTGTACCAGATATAGTGCCATTGAACAAAGCACTGTTCAAAGAGGTATTTCCTGCCCATACAGGGTATCTAAACACCTCAGAGAAGGTACCAGCAGAGCGATTGGCTCCCATGGCTTGGCCTGCATCGTACCAAGTCTTCTCTCTGACGTTATAGATAATTGCATCTGTGCACTCAGTAGCATTACCCCTTGGGTAGAACCACCAAATCTCACCCCAGCGAGGAACTTTACTTACCCAAACCTTTTGTCTCTGAGAATAGTTCAAGTTGTCAAAGAACCAGTTGAGATTTGTTCTGTTCTCCATCTCTTGAACAACACCGTTGTACATCAAGAAACGGTCAGTTCCACACCAATAGTAGATTCCATCGTACTCAATCACGCAGTTAGAGGACATGATGGAGGTTTGGCTAGAGATGATGTCATAACGCCAGTAAAGGGTGCTTGTTCCTACTGTCTGAGGTGCGTAAGAGACACGAGTGAGCTGGTCTAAGGACCAAAACAAGCCTGCTGGAGAGGTTGTACCACCCCTCAAAGGCATACCCTTGACTACTTTTGTAGCAGAGACGTTGTTGGCGTTGGAGTCAGCAGAGACCCAGTTGGTAAAGTCGCCTGCGGCACAATTCTGTATCAGTCCATTGTTGCCATAAACAAAAAGATAAGGATAGAGCATACAAGCTCCACCACTTACAGAGATTTGATTGTCAAAAGTAACTGTTATGGGTGACGTTCCAGTGATGGAGTTGTTGACCATCACGACCGTATTGGTGGAGAATGTAACTGCAGTCACAGTAGTATTTGCAGGGATACCTGTCCCTGTCACCAATTGGCCTGTGTTGATTTTGTAGTTGAGGCCAGTGATGGTAATTTGAGTGCCAGAGGGAGTGCCTGTAGCTGTGAAAACGCCTACGCTGGAGAGAGAACCACCGGGGAATTGCCCCGTAAAAACAGGCGTATTCACTGTCGAGCTTATGTCAGCCAAGTTCTGCCCAGCATGAGCGATGAAGTTCAACAGCTTTGTACCATTTGCATCGTATCCAATGTCAAACTGCCACAAATTGTTGTCGCTCAACGTGAAATTGGAGGGCATGGTGACGACTTGAGGTCCAAAACCTACGCCATTGACGTCATTGGTTTGCCAGTAATATAGGCCAGTGTTGTAGCCTGAATAGATGTAGTTGAGTCCGTTGTAGGAGTTTTGGAGCATACCACGGGAAATACCGGGGCTATTTAGGAACAACCCGTTGTACCCACCAATCTTACGAGGTCTCCCACGCTGAAAACGCACCCACTGCCCATCCACATAGCATGGAGCATCGAATTGCGTTCCATCCCTTTGTATACCAGCAGGGATGAGTAGGTTGACGACGTTGGCTGTCAAAATGTGCCTCCAGAGATGCCTAGTGGTACGGTGAGACCGGGGCTAGCACTCGAACTCGAACCTACCAAGATGCCCTGTGCACCACCTGCCGCAACACCCATGATTCCCGCTCCTGCTAAATACAGTCCAGTCGTATTGTCAGACGTAAAGGCCAAAGAAGGTGCAGTTGCAGAACCAGAGTTAAACAAAGCTGAACCTGCTATTGCCACCGAAGCTGATTGAGCGTTGTAGACATTTGTTCCATCACAAACTAGCAATACATAGCTTCCTTGTGCTAAGGTATATGTTATTGCACCAGAAGCACTTGTCTTAAAGCTTAAAGCATAACTTCCTGTTGTCTGGTTAGACATGGAATAGAGCTGAACAGTCTGTGGGAGAATAATTGTAAGATTTTGGCTCAAAACACCACTATAGCTTTGGATAACACTAGAAGCTTGGGTATTTGTTAAAGTGTAAGTAGAAGTAGAAATACCTGTAACACTAATTGCTAATTGAGTATATAAAAAAAGATTTGACCTACCATATGCGTAAGTAGCAAAACCTGTATATATGCCTATATTATTACTTCCACTAGAAACAATTACTAATGATTCACCCAACTGCAATTGTTGAGAATTATTTCCATTGATAGTATCTGTTCCAATAGGATTTATAGTCAGAATTCCAGTTCCACCGTTTCTAATAATAACAAACCAGCCATTACCTAAAGACGATGCTGAAGCTAAAGTTAATGTACCCACACCACCTGTCCAAACCACCACCTGAGCTAGATATCCAGAATTCAAGGTAGTGCCAGAGTTAAGGGTCTGGATAGGATAGTTCTGGTTGATGGCTGTACCAGCAGAGACTAGACCATAACCAGCCAAAGTTGTGGCGTTGGCATTACTTGCACTAGCTCCAAACTGTACAGAGTTCCAAGTACCTGCTGTAGTGGAGTTGCTGGTTACGTAGATGTACCAAGAGATACCTGACAAAACTGTCGCAAGTATGTTTCCTGAATTGTCTGTGACGTTAAAAACAATGCTTCCAGTGTTCCTGATCAAGACTGATTGACCAGTAGATACCTGAGAGGCTGGAGGCATCGCCAAAGCCAAGTTAGAGGCTGTAGCAGTGACCTCAATGATGGTTGCCACAACATTTGTGTTGTTGCCATTGATAGGCCACTGAAGGGTTGTATTGGATGACAGTGTTAATGACTCGTACCCTGTTTGCGAGGGGGAGATCGTCTGTCCGGTAAACGGGTCTAAATAATTTGTCATTATGAATCCAATGCAATTGCTTGTCTATCTGCCATACGAGTTGTATCTTCAGCTTTGAGGGCTTGGAGAGCTAAATCGTACTTTTGTTGAAAAATCGTTCTTTGATCGTTCTTTAAGAAAGGCATGGCCTGCAAAAGAGTACCAAATAACATGGCGTTAGGTGCGTTTTGAGTCAACCAGTTAGTCTGATTGGTGCTCGACAAAGGCTGTAGTCTTTCGTAAAACAGCACTTCAAAAGAATAGTTTTGGTCAGGAGTAGGTGCAACTAACCAGTTATCGTAGTTGTAGTCAGCATAATAGACTGGGGTTCCTGTAGCAGTATTATCAGGAGCATAAGCCTTTAAATACTCGTATTTCCTTAAATACACAGGTTGCCTAGACGTACCATTGGTCAGGTTAAAAGAAACGGTCTTACGCCATCTAGCAGGCTTGGCAATGACGTTGTTTCCTACGTTCATGGTAGCTGTCACAACTTGCAACTGACCAAGTGTTTTGATCTCTTGGGCTATCTCAAACTCACACATCGTGATAAATGTTGGAATTTGATTGACAGTAGCAGTATCATTACGCTCTAGATACTGGGTTACAGTATTCACTAGGCTGTCGTACGTCAGAACGAATGATGGTGTTGTGGTCGTGGTCATGATTTACCCAGTCTTTTACTCATTTTAACTACCTATACCCCTTCAGGCAAGGACTTGTAGGGCGTGTTGTGTTTGGGCTTTCCTGTCTTCTATCCCAATCGTCCCACCATTGATCTTTTTGGTCAAACCTAAATCATCTCCAGCCTCAGCTAAAGAGTTGCATCCATGGGTAGACCAGAACCAGCCTGCACTGAGACACGCTACTCTTGGTTGTCTAACTAGCTCAGGTTGCATGACCAAATCTATCCCTAAAGCCTGACCACAGTGCCAATAGTTATCGTGGCCTGTTAACTGAAAGAGACCACCTCCCCTGAACCTCCAACCATCCCCAGAAGCCTCATCTCTGTTGCCCATACGGTTGCTGTAGATGTGGTTGGCGATCAACTGAGGCTGTCTGGCGTACTTATTCGCTTCCTCTAGGGTAGGAAACCTCTTGGTCCAGAGCTTCATCAAAGACTCAGCCTTGTAGTTCAAGTTTTCCTCTAAGGCCCTGAAGTGGTTAGATTCGTGGGAAGCCTGAGCAATAAACCTAGCTTCTTGAGCCACAGAATTGATCTTGAAGCGTTCAAAAGTCTCCTTCAAGGGGTCTACCCACTCAGGACTGATTCCTAAGGCGTGGAGCTTCTCTGCTGTGATCATTTAACCCCCTCGTTGACTGTTTTCATCACTTGGTTGTAGGTTGAGATGCAGGCGTTGAGCTGGGTGATGGCTGTGTCTCCTTCTGAGACGAGGGTGACAATATCTTTAATAGCCTGTCTGTCAGCGTCGCTTCCATTGGTTGAATCTCCTGAGGCAGTGGTGGAACCTGAATTGGCTTGTACACCACAGGAGGAGGGGAAGCGCAACTCGCCAGAGTCAACCCTAGAATTGATACTAGCCTGCTTAGTTTTAATGTCATTTTTAGCCCTCTTGAGGTCGTTGTTAACCTTGGCAAGCTTTTGCCCTAGTTCTGCTTCTTTTGCCCTAGCTTCTGCATTAAGTCGCTCAATCTCTGCTTTATCTTCGTCAACTCGCCTTTGATAACCGTGATGATCTGAGACATAAGTACCTCCTGAGATAACCAACACCAATCCAAGCACCTTCATCAAAAGTGCATGGGCCTTTAACATAGGGATAAACCCTACCAAAAAACTCAATATGTACGCAATAGCACCACCTGCCAAAGCAATCAGTGCGATCCAGTAAAAAAGGTCGTCAAAGAACCATGAGAGCCAACTAAGCATTTTTGGCCTCTGCTCTAGCTAAAGCCATGTGTTCTCTGGTTGCCTCGTCCTCTAGAACTGGTGGTCCAGAAGGTGGAGGAGGAGGCGTCCAAGACTCGTCAAACTGGGGGTTTTTGAATGTAGGCAAAGAACCAAAAGGCTGGGTTCCACCGTAACTGGGAGGCATATTCCCAGTCCCCAGTGGGGACCCCATCCCTTGCATACCATAACAGTTCATGGGCATAGTTGGTGCTGTAGCCTGTTTTATGGCTCCAATGGTACTAGCTACCCCACCAGCTACTTTCTTGCCTGCAACGCCTCCTATGGCACCCACAATCAGCAAAACAATGTCATTTAGCATCTTCTGGTCAGCTTGGTCCATAGGAGATATGGCTTTAAGGGGCTGAATCACAAAAGTGGTTCTGTAAATCAACGAAATAACAATGAAAAATAGAACAGCAGTGATGGATATGACCACAAAGGCCCATACCCTAGTTTCTATTTCATCATTTGTTAGCTTGTTCAACTTTTTTCTCCAGAATTGGTGCAACTAGATACTCAGGGCAAGTTTGACTGAACTCACAGCGAGGATGTTGGCATTCTTTATCTTGAAAGTGATCAAAGTCCTGACATATATATCTATATTTGTCTTCACAACCTGTACACAAAAATGGGAAAAGTATACATATCAATATAGACGTGTATACAAAACTGAATTTTTTAATCATTTCCCTTCAATCCTTGTCAAAGCTTTATTGACTCTCAGCTCCATCTGTCTTACATCTACATACATCCAAGCAATCAGAGGAACAATCAACAAGAGAATAACCAAAAGAACCACAATCAGTAGGATGGCGAGTGAGTCAGACTGAGAATCATTAGCCATATCCACATTAGCATCAGCACTGTAATTACTGAAGCCACCATTCTTCCCCTGATTAGGTCTGCCTTTTGACGACGTTGCCATTTTGCCCTACGCTCCTTTAGCATCTCCTCTCGCCTTGCTAGAGCCTGCACATTGGCAATATGCCCGATTTGTTGGTTCACCCTAGTGTATAAGTCCTTCAATTCAAGTGGGACGTGATACACCATGTAGTCACTCAGCTCCGTATTCAACTTCTCCATCTGCAAATTGGCAATCGTTATGTTGATCGCCGCCTCTTGGCCTTCCTCGTTATTTGCATGAAGAGCAAATTCTTCTTGTTCTTTCGTATAGTTTTTTAGGGCGTTGTACGCTCTATAGAACTTGATGAGAGCATCACTTACTTGCTGGTAAATGAGGTTTTCGTCAAACTCTGGTGGAGGCTCTTTCTTCTTCTTTACCTTCTTTACAGGTTGTGCAACTTCTGGTTGCACTTCCTCTTTCTTACCAAAAACAGCACTCAGGAACCCAAGAAGCCCCTTGGCTTTCTTTTGTACTGTCTTAACGTCTTTGACAACTCCATCAACTTCCTTGGCGATGTCAGTAACAATCTGACGCCCTTCTTTGTACATCTCACAAGCGTCTTTGCAGAGCTTGAAAGCACCAGAGGCAAGGGCAACGAGGGTGAATGGATCAATTTCTTACACTCCAAAGAAGTGTTTAAAGAACGCACCTGCGACACCGGGTCCGAGCAGGACCAAGAGCATGACCCCATAGATTAAATACTCTATCTTGGTCATGCGCTTTTCCCCTTCCCTCAAAGACTGTGCTATTTGGTTGTACCGAACATCGCACACAGCAACGTGGACAGCCAAATCTTTCTCAGTGTCTGCCATATCAGTCAAAGCCTCTAAGAGTCTTGGCTAAATTCTTACGCTTCGCCATCTTGGGTGAATCAGTGGATTTGACAGCTAATTTCTTAGCTGGAATCTTCTGGCCTTCAGGTACGTGAAGGGCTTTGTGCAAAGCACCCTTTTTCTTGATTGCTTTTTGAATCCACTGTTCACTCATGATTTATTCCTTTGAAGGTGCTGGTTCTGGGTCTGGCTGAGGTGCAGGCGTTGGGTCTACAAC